TGGAAGAACATCCATTGTTAGAAAAGATTACATTCCAAAATGTAAAATATCTCACAAAATGGCTGTTAAATGATCACACAAGACAGAAAGCAGCTTGGGGACAGATTAATGGCGAGATTACACAGGAGATTGAATCTGCATTTAAGGGCGTAGAGATTACATTGCTGAAGCTGACAGCTTATGCGGTAATCCCAAAGGATATGTTGGATCTCGGACCTTCATTCCTGGATAACTATATCCGTACCATCCTGAAAGAGGCGTTATATGTAGCACTCGAAAAAGCAATCGTATCAGGAAGTGGAAAAGATGAACCGGTCGGACTGAACAGAGATATCCATGAAGGAGTAAGCTTTTCGACATCCACCGGATATCCGGAAAAAACAGCAATCCAGGTAACAAATTTCCTCCCGGCAAATTATGGACCACTTGTGGCAAAATTGGCAGTCACAGAAAAAGGACGTATGAGAAGTTTTGACGAAGTGCTGATGATCTGCAACCAGGTAGACTACCTCAACAAGATCATGCCGGCAACTACGGCACTGACAACAGGCGGAACATACGCCAGAGATTTATTCCCGTTCCCGACAGAAGTTGTGAGATCGAACGAAGTGGAAACCGGACAGGCTATCCTGTGTCTGCCGGAAGAGTATTTCTTCGGGCTTGGTGAAAGTAAAGACGGAAAAATTGAATATTCGGACGAATTCAAGTTCCTTCAGGATGCGAGAACATATAAGATTAAGCTTCACGGAAATGGCCGCCCATACGATAACACAGTAGCGATTGTCCTGGACATTAGCAAACTGGATCCGGCATATGTAACTGTAAAAACTGCGGATACCGTTGTAACGGCATAAGCTATGGGCGAAGAAGAAAAAGCAAAACTTGTAGCAGCAGTAAAAAGAGAATGCCGGATAACTTGGGCGAATGATGATACAGAGAAGGAAATTACGGATATAACGGAAGATGCCATTGGAATAATGATGCACAAACTCGGAATGCATGAAGATGATCAAATGGATTTTACGAAACCGGGATTCGCCCGAATGCTGCTACTAAAGTATAGCTGGTATGCGTGGAACAAGATAGCATGTGAATTCGATAAGAATTACAGAAACGATATTATTACAGCAAGACATAAATACGAGGTAAAATATGGCGAGGAATATCTTGAATGATTACGGGGATGGAGTTGCCGAAATTTATCGCAAAAAAGACGTGGAAAAGAATGTAAAAAGCCTAGATGATTTAGAATATCTGGGCTTTTTGTGTTTCACAGAAAAGTCAAAAAGACAGCAAGACATTGAATTTGCCGAACAGCACGGAGCAAATCTGACAACTAAGATAGCAACCCCGGATCTTATACCACCGGATAGCGATTATAATGTGGTAATTAATAATGTGATCTATGCGATTATCTACGTTGATCACGATAAGAAAAACCGTGAGTTGTATTTCTATCTGGAAGAGGTAAGGAAAATTGAAAGACAAAATTAAAGAAGCCTTAAAAGAGATCGTGCCGGATGTATATTACGGTGCCGGAAGGTTCCAAGGACGCGAGAACTGGGACTGCATCGTGTTCGGAAAAAGAAGAACGGGAAAGTCAG